CTTCCTGTATCCCATGCAGCACCCCAAGTTGTTGCAGTACCCAATCCTAATGAGGTTGCAGTATCTACTTTTGCAGAAAATAAAGTGGTGTCATCAATAAAACCATTAAAAGGATCATAATGTTCTGCTGTTGCTGAGATAGAATGCTTCTTACCATAACTTACAACAGTCTGTGCAGGAATCTGTATTTTGGATTTGGATGCTGTATCGGTAGTGTCTTGTGCTATTGTTTCGATGCCAGTTAGTCTGTCATAAATTGAAGCTGCCATATATTCTATTTTAACAGTATTAATTGCTGGTGCAGTTCCAAGTTCTGCTTTTAATGTTGATGAACCCAAAGCAGTTTTTCCTCCTAAATTTATAACTGAACCAGCAGAAACATACCTACTTCCTAATGGTGAGGCAATAGTTGTGTCAAATGTAGTTCCTCCATCTACTCTACTAGCTGAATCTCCATTCACAGTAATATCCACATCATTTGCTCTATCGGAAGAAGTATACCCAATTAAATTAATATCATTAAAATATCCTGTTATTTCAAGGAACATTCCTGTTGCATTATCATCTACATTTAAGATAACTCCTGAATTTCCATTTTCTAAATACCATTTAGTGGAATTTCCTTGCACAGTTCTTATCCATTCTCTACCATCAATGGAATGTACTTCTTTTCCATGAGTAGCCGTTTCTTGCTCTAGTAATTGTAGGGATTTAAACATATGTCTCTGGCTTCCAAAGTAAGCACCAATGCGAGGGTCTTTTATGGGTTTTGATCCTTTTATAGAAGTATAATAATAGCTCCTTCCATCTGATTGTGCAGTACCATAATCTCCAGAATGTGAGGTTGAGCCATCTAGAAGTTTACCTGCAACTGCTGGATAGAGTTTTTTCAACTGGATGTGTGGCTCTCCTTGATGGGCTAAAGCTTCACCTGATACTGTTATTGTCTGGCCTGATCCAGAAGTTGCGATTCCGTTGCTTCCTGCAACTGTTAAACTTTGACTATCAAGATCAACTGCGACTGTTCCAGAGTCAGTTGCACCATCCAAGTCTTGAGACTGAATATTCTGGTCAATCTGGTCGATCATGTGGTTTAACATTCCTCCCCACTTTTCTTCAGAAGATGTTTCTCCAACAATCGGTTTTAAGAAATTATAATTTGATGATGTTTTATATCCTGTATTTGAAAATTCTGATCCATGAGTGCCACCACCAGAAGAGTAGTAATAAAGAGTATCAGTTGTTGACCCAGAAGTGACTATGGTTGTCTTAGCACCAGCACTTCCAGCAGTCCCACTCTTTGTGACCCCAGTAGTGTACTCACTTGATCCAGAGTTATTAGACGTTACTGAAAATTGCAGAGTGTGTCCAGAGTTTGAGTTATCTGCTTGGTCAAAAACGTAGGTGTCTCCATCTCTGAATGTCAATTTTGGGGCTTCTGAATCATCAATCGTGAATTTTCCAGATACTACTTTTACTATATATGTAATGGTTGCCATTTTAAAAACTCGGATGTTTAGCTAAAATTATATAATTCAAAACTAGATATGGTTGCATATTATTATGTGGAGTGTCAGTCGTTCCAGTGTTTTCAGTAGATGTAATACCTGTCACTGCATCTTCAGTTTCAGTGATACCAGTTAGAACAGGGCTAGTAACAAAACTATGTGCATGACCAGAATCATTCAGAACTACTGTAGTCTCTCCTGTAGTTGTATTTGCAGGATCACCACCATTTACAAATCCAGTATCGTAGTTTCCATCCCCCCAAGAATTACGTCTTGGTAATGGATGATGATGAGGTTGAGCAGTTATCCCAGTGGTTGCAGTAGCAGTTTTCCCTCCTGTTTCTGCTCCAACATGAGTATGAGTTTGATCTTCTATGTCATGACGATGAGGAGTAAGAGGAAGTGCATGAGAATGTTGCATCAATTCATTGACTGTTAATTGATGGCTTTCCTCTCCAGAACTGGCAGCCATAGCTTTGGGAGTTCTTTGAGATGCACCAGAACCTACTGTTGCAGACGAATATCCTACTGGCACTCTAGTTCTCATATCTGGCAGAACAAATGTTGAAGCAGACGGATAAGCACCAAAAGTATTTGTTATTAATGTGTGTAACTCTGGATAGTCTGTTCTAACCTTCGTTGAACCATCGCATACTAACCAAGTCCCTCCATTCGTTGTTGCAGTTGGTGCAGTTGCTTTTGTGTAAATTTGGATAGTTCCAATCGGAAGTGCTAAAGCTAGTAATTCTGTAACCTTGTCCAGTGCTACATTTAATGTACCACCCCATGAATTGCGATAACCTCCTACTGTTGGTTTTTCGACTGCGAAATTTGTTGTATTTGCCATTTTTTAATCTATAGTTTGTGTTGTCCAAGTTGAATCATCAACTAACTGTGAATCCCATGCGATATATCCAGAAGAATCAAAAGACGATGTTCCAACTCCTAAGAAAGACCATCCAGCCCAAGTCATCTTTACTCCAGAAGCAATTATTGTTGTATCTACATCAATATCAACCCATGCTCCGAGAATAATTCCACCAAAAGCATCTACATCTGTTGTTGCTTTGTTATGAGCATGAGCAACGAACTCAACAGTTGGGTAAACATCTACATTAACTGTTTCTGGAATAATACAAGCATTTGATTGTATTACTCCTCTTCCGTAATTTGCTTGTCCAAATTTTGCTGATCCGTACCCTAGCATCAGTCAAGTTGTATCTTTAGGTTTCCAGAATCTATCTTAAAAATATCACCAGAGTTTATCGTTTTTGGATTTGCTGTACTAAAATCTGCTTTCGTTAAAGTTTCGTATGCAACCAAATTCCCAGAAGTAGCAGCATCATAAATTCCTGCATGTGTGGCTACACCCCAGTCTGTAGTGGCTGCTGGGAAAGTTATAGCAGAAGTATTTGCTGCTTGGGCTGTTCCAGACCCAGTTATTGTCCATGCAACTGATTGTCTTGCATAAGCTCCTCCAGAAACCTCCGTACCAGCAGCACTGTCAGAGGGAGCAGCAGTCAGTAATCCAACATACCACGTTGTTGGAGCAGTATAATGATCTGCACCTGATGCCCCTGTATCATCCCCAAAGAGATGATTCATTATTTTATCTTCTAAATAATTTGTAAATCCTGCCATTGTCTTTCCCTATCCGTATGGTGTGAATGCGATTGAAGGAGTTGACCCAGAAAAACTAGCTTTCTGGTCACTCGTTGTTATTTGTTCTATTATTTGGTTATATCTTCCTAACCATAGCGATATACGCTCATCATGTCCTAAATAAACTGGGGATTGCAGTAGCGTTCCATATATATAAGCATCTGGATGATTATCAAGTAACCAGTTTGTTGTATGCACTGATAATGCTGGAACTTTCTGATAATACACAATTTCAAGTGTATATTCTGAATCTGGGACTGGAGCAAATTCTAAATTATCCTGTATAACAGAATAATAAAGAGGTTTCCCAGTTGCATCATTCGATCTATGAATATCAAGAGTATGAGGATTTCTATATTCTAACGGAGTTATAGGGTCAGTAATTAATTCAATATTCCTCATTCCTATAAAATCTGGAGGCAATTTTACATATTGAGTGGATAATGGTGATCTAGTTCTTACTGCCATTTCTCTTGTTCTTAACACTCGATTAAATTCTGCTTCTGCCATTTTAATCCAATCTTTTATAATATCTGTCAAATCAGACCTATTAAGGAAATCTGCACAAATAGCTTGCAAATCTGTATAATTACTTAATGCCACAATTCTCCATGATGTAAACTTTTAACTTCCTGTGATAAAACATGATCTATAACACAAGGTATTTCTTTCTTTTTTGCTTGTTTCCAAAAATAAATATAATCTTCTGCAAAAGCTGGAGTTTCCCCAATTTGTTCATATTTAAAAAATGGAATATCTAAAATATCAAAAACAGGCATATTAAATAAAACCATCCCTAATGCTACTCCCTCAACTTCTTCTGTTTCTGGTAATCTTGCATCTGGAGTAATTGAACTGCCACTCCTATATGCTGAATATTCCCTTTTTGCAAAATCAACTAAATAATTTATTCCAATTACACCCCTTCCTCTTGCCAACATTCTATGCAAAGAATCTGGAGGAAAGGTTATTTCTGGTGATAACATTAAAATATGGGTTGCTTCCCATGCGATTGCATCACCAATCAATCTATGCCTAATCTCTGGAAGAATACTCCCATGAGTTGTAAAAACTTTTATTTCATGCTCTCCGTCATATTCTGATCGTTGAAAGTGTCCTACTAAATTTGACAGACATTCAACAAACTTATTCGGATATGTTTTTTTTGTTGTTGCTATTAAAACAGCAACTTTTAAAGTCTCCCCTGCCATGTCCTGAATGGTTTATTTTCGTGAGCATTAGCCCACTTTTTCCAATCTTTTTTTGTCCACTTTTCTCTTAATGATTGGTCTAAAACAAATTTTGGGATTATTGCAACGTGCCTCAAATCTTTAGATGGTTGCAATTCAGACATATCTTTTGCCACCTGTATTATTGGCTCAACATTTTCTTTATTTTCAATTGTAAAGGTTTTATCGTGTTGGTCGTAGGAGAATATTTCTTGATTCCCCTGCGACCAATCTAACAACACCTTCTTGGAAGGTGATAACATATTAACTTACTGTTAAGTCAGCACAAATCCCTGATGCCTTTTCATTTTTAGCCACCAAAGTGTACTCAACAATTAAGGCTCTTTTCATTGCATCGCCTGTTTTTGCCACTTCTTCTTGCTTAAAATCTCTGTAATAAGCCACAGACCAATATTCTGGGTCTAAGACAAATGCAGATTGTTCACGTTGAAAACGATTAGGGGTAACTTTTAGTTCCCCGAAATCTGAGGCATACAAGTGTGCTGCCCCTTGAATTGCATCCTTTGCAATCATTTGGCGAGCAGATGATCTTCCAGAAAATCCCGATACAACGCCTTTATTAAAAGCTCCCACCATTAGGACTGACGGATCGCCACCACTTGAATATGTGCTTTGAATCACAGATTTTAAGATTGCTTCTGTAAAGGCTCTCTTAGTACCTGCATCTGTAGGGGCTGCTCCCCCACCTGCCCCTGCACCTGCTGGAGAACCAGAACCACGAGAAACATTTGTTGAAATCCATGTTTCAAGACCACCTAGTTTTCTTGCAGTTGAAGCATTACCTACTGCTTTTGCTACATTTTGTGTTAATGCAGTTTCCATATCTCGCTTGAGAGCTTTACTGGACTTTGCAAGTTGCAGTGCCATTTCTGAATCTCTACCTGCATT